GACGTTCTTGATGTAGGAATCCCGGTCAGTCGCGACCGAAGGACTCTTTTTTATCTGCCCGTCCTTGATCCTGCGAGCGTTCGTCGGGGCCGTGGTCTCCACCATCTTCAGCCCGATCCTCCCATCTTCGTTCTGCCGGGTGTAGGCGAACAGCGTCTGTTCGATCGTCTTCAGGATTTCGTTGGAAGATTTCTCCTCCATCATATAACCGGACAGGTTCCGTGCCAGCGATTTCTTCACCCAGTAAATCGAGTCGAGGTCGAGGTCGGCGACCTTGAGGTTTAGGAACCTCACGCAGAAGTCGATGAGCACCTCCCCGCCGTCCGTGATCTCCTCGTTCCCGTTCGACTCCATCGCCCCGTGGAAGGAGATCGACACGATGTCGGTTGTCTCGATCGTGAATGCCTCCGCGAATTCGATCACCCCTCGGACGTAATCGATGAAAAAGTTGGTGTTCTCCGTGAGGGCCGACCCTCCGTTGACCTTCACCGACTGCACGCTCTTCACCCTGCCATTATGGAACGCCCATTTTTTCCTGACCGAATCAACGCACACCGCGACCGCCTGCGTGATCGTTCCGTAGCCGAAAGCCTTTTTCATCCCCCTCGTCGAGTCGTCGAGGTTCGGATATTCCGAAGTCCAGTATTCGCTCACCGGGACCGATCGGTTGACCCCTTCCCGGTAATCCGTGATGTCGAACTGGACTGCCGTGTCCGTGATCTGCTTCCCCGAAATCACTCCCGTCAGGATGGTCTGGTATTCGGCATAGGCGAATCCCTGACCCCCGGCCTTCAGCACCACCTTCCGGTTCTCCCACTTGTACCTGCGGAATCTCTTGTCAAAGTAATACTCGCCCCCCACCTTCGAGTTCATCATCCCGATCGTTCCCGAGGACATCGAGAGATTGCCGGAGAAGAACGGCTGGACCTCTTGGTTCACGTCGGGGATGTTCTGTCTGGAGATCATCGGCAGGTAGTTCCTGTCGTTGAAATCGCAGGGGAAGGCCACCGATTTCGTGTTCATGAAGTAGAGCCAAAATCCGGCATCGATCTGGACGTTGACCGGGTTCCCTCCTGTTGACGTGTGAATATATAATTTCCGATTCCAGAAGTCGAAGTAAAAAGAAGATGCCGTGGACTCCACATCCGTGATCGTGGCCTTGGCGACGTAGGCCACTCCGTTCTCCCACACCTCGTTGATCTCCGCCCCTCTTTCTTGGAACACGATCTCGTAAGTGTATGTCCGACCGCCAGTTAGCGTGAACCCGGAAAGTTCCATCTTCGGGTTGATCTCTGCAAGAATGATCAGGTTCAGGTTCGTCTTCCTCGAATATATCTCCAGTTTGCTGTCTGTGAAATACTGATCCGTCCACCCATCGACCGCAGAGGACTGCGAGGATTCTCCGTTCCCGTTATAGGACGCGATCTTCCACCAGTAGCGGGTGTTCGGTGTCAGCCCGATCATCTTCAGGGCCGTCACGTCTGGCCTCTGGATCGTCAGATAGGCGGTGTAAGACGATCCATTCGTGGATCGGTAGATCACATATCCCTGCGCCCCCGCCGTCGCCGCCCACGTTAGCCTCTGCCACGTATCCTTCTTCGACTCCAGCGTCAGCCCTGTCGGAGTCCCCGATGTCGAAGGGGTCGTGATCGACACCTCGTCAGAGTAGGCCGAGTATGCCGCTCCCTGCTTCGCCCTGATCTTGTAATAGACTACGTTCCCCGCAGAGATTCCCGAGGCATCCCGATAATATTGCCTGTTCGGTTCGAGTTGCTTTATTTCCGAATACGATCCCCCCCCGATCTTCCTCTCGATTGAATGGTAGTCTTCGTCATTCGAGTTGTCTTGGAAGATGATCTCGACCTCTGTCCCCTTCACCGAAAGAAGCGTCACCCCGGTCGGCTTCGCGAAATCTCCCAGCGTGACCGCCGTGGCCACAGAGCAGTAAGCCGAATAATCAGACGAGTTGTGCGCCCGCACGCGATACCAGTATTGCGTCCCTCCCGATCTCCCCGTTCTCTGGTAGGTGTTCTCCCCGGCACCGACTGTCGCGATCTCGCTGAATCCAGAGGACGGCCCCGTGGACGATTCCTCGATGTGGAAGTCGAGTTCATTGGTGGAGTTATCCTTCCACGAAAGGTCTATCTGCGAAACCGAAGTGGGGACCGCCTGAAGGTCCGAAGGGGCATTGGGAGGATCATACGTGAAAACGTCGATCTCGTTCGAGAAGGCCGACTCCGTAATCGCGTTGTAGGCCTTGACCTTGAATTTAATCCACGACCCCGGCGTCAGCGAATCGATCTGCGACTGCTCGACGTTCTGACCGACAGTGGAATGGTATGCCCCGTCCTTGTGAATCTTGAACCCCGACTCGTGGTTCGTCTGGTCATTCCAGTATAGAATCACCGAGTCGGGATCAATACATTCTCCGGTCAATACGGCGGGTGCGTGAAGGGGCGTGAAGGAGTTGCTCTCCGACACGGTGTTGTACCATTGTTCCGGCTCCAGCCGCCATCCCTGCACCTCGTAATCGTAAGCGACCCCATCCTCGCAATAGTCATCGAACTGCGTCCGATCCTTGTTGATTTCGGTAATTATACTGAATGATCCGCCTGTTAATGCCCTTCGTATCTCGATGAACGTGTAAGGATTCGGAGACGGGTTCTGCCACGTCAGACGCAGATGCCCCGGACCTTGAGAGTTGACGGCGAAATTCGTGATGTCCGTGCTTGCCATTTATAAGGCCTCCCGAAGTTCTGCCTCCCAGTCCCATCTCCCGACCCCTGAATTGACCGGGACGCCGATCGAATCGTTAAGAACGTAGAACGTGTTCAGGGCAGGCGATCCGTAATCGACGCAGAACAGGAACGGCGACCTCACCCCGCACTCCTGAAGCAGTCCCTCGATGCTCGTCTTGGTTCCATCCGACACTCGCTGGAACCTCACCCTCCGCACCTTGAACGGCGGGCGTTCCGTGGCAGAGATCACCATCGAGTCCGACCTCGTGACCTCCGACTCGTCTTGGTATCCCTCCGAATATCCGATCGTGAACGTCCTGTCCGGCTCGAAGTATTTCCCCACGAACACGGGACCGATTTGGATGTAGGCCGTCCCTGAATCGATCGCCGTGATCTTGACCCTGATGTATCTCTTCGTCCGAAGCGTTCCGAGGAACGCATAGATGTTCCCCGATGCCCACGTCAGCGAATCCGTGACTAGGTTCGTCGTGAACGCAGAGTCATCAGCCCCTTGGACCTTGATCTCGGTTGCGGTCGAAGGGATGTTGTGGTTCTGAAGAGCCACGAAATTATAATCTTGAGCGACCCCGAGGTCGATGTCGATCGTTTCGGTCGAGTGAATCCTCCGATAGTCTGCCACGTAAGACGATGCCCCTGAGTCGTTTGACGTGTCGAGGTATCCGCAGAGATCAGAGATGTCGGTCGTCTTGTTCGTCCCCGTGTTCCACCGGATCGTGAAGTTCGATCCTGCGGAGATCGTGAATTTCGCGGTCGATTCCGAATAGGAGCAGGCGTAGGTCAGGGTCTTCGATGGAGCCCCGTTGAAGGCGGCGGCGACAGCGGTTGCGAGCGTCTGCCCATTGTAGGTGCCAGCCGTGAGGGTTCCTGTCCTCTCCGCCCCTCCCTCGTCGAAGTTCACCTTGTCGTTCACTCCCGCCGTGACCACGAAGGAGCCGTTCCCCGATCCCGTTCCGTATCTCGATCTCCAGAAGAATTGCTTGGACTCGTTCTGCGTCTCTTCGGCGGGGAACTGCGGGTGTTCCGATGTCCGAGCGATGATCGCATATCTCTTCCAGAGATTGAAGTAAGCGAATCGCGCTTTCGTCATCTCAGCACCTCCGCAGGAATCCAAATTTGCCTTGTGTTGATTCTCTTCTGGACAGTCTTCACCACGAAGTCCTCGATCTCCCTCTCCCCGATGTAGACCTTCACGACCACATCCCCTCTGTTCCCCCGCTGTTCGAGTTCAGCACGGAAGATCGACCGGAGTTTAGATTCGGGCGAAAGTATCTCCGGCTCCCCTCCCTCCCCGACCTCGTAGGTTGTCCCCCTGTTATCTGTCAATCTCGTCGTGGTCGTGAACACGCCGCCACGTGCCAGTGGGATAGGTTGTCTGGAGATCAGTCCGATCTGGACCGCACCCAACGCGGCAGTCGCCGCCGCCAGAATCACGTTGAACGGGAACGGAGCCGCCGCGAGAGATTTCGTCACAGCGTCTGCGGTGTTCACGACCGCACCCATCAGGGCGACCGCCTTGGCCTGTTTCGCCCCCGCCCTCTTCGCGCTCGTCCTCTTGATCTCGAATTCCGCATCTAGAGCCACGACTGCCTTCTGTCTCGCGTCCTCGTCCTTGACGTTGGCGTTTATGTAATCGAGCCTCTTCTTGTATTCGTTTTCAATGCTGATTTCGCGGTTCGTCTGGGCCTGCGAGAAGATGTCCTGCATCTGTCCCATATACTGATCCCACGTCTGCTTCACCTTCCCCATCGCCGCGGCCCATTTTTTCCCCATCTCCTGCGTAATGCCCTCGAACCGGACACCGAATCCTTCCCAGTTCCACTTCATCGATCCGACTGTCTGGTTGAACACCATCCCGAGGTTTCTCGTAGATTTCGGGAGGGCCGTGGCGATCAGGACCACATTGTCCTTCTGTTGCTTTTCGAGTTCCTTGCAGGCCTTCTCATATTCCACGATGTCGATCTTCCCGTCCTTGTAGGATTGGTTGATCTCCTCCTGCGCCCGCGTGAGCATCCTCTGGTTGTTCAGTTTCTCTGCGACCGAAGGGCCTAACACCGAGTCGAGCACCTTCTTGTAATCCTCGGTCGCCTTCTTCGATCCGTCCATCTCTCCCCGAAGATCAGCGAGTCGATCCTTCAGGGCCTGCGCTCCATCCGGCGTAAGTTTTCCCTGAAAGAGTTTCAACGCCTCCTCGATCGATCCGATCTCCTTCCGGACATCCTCCGCGAATGTCAATTTCAGTTCCGTCTTCAGAGCCGACGCACGCTTCGCCGCTTCCGCCCCCGCGTTCCCCACCTCGTTGATCGCGGGCTTCAGTCTCTCGGCCTCCTTCTTGGCCTCCTCCGCACCCGTCTTCAGTTCCGTGAAGAGAGCCTGTAATTTTTCCCCCTCCTTCCCCTCTGCGATCGCCTTCATCATCGCAGAATAATCGTGTCCGTATTTCTTGTAAGCGGCGGCCCACTCTTTCCCGGTCAGGATGTCTCTATGGATGGCCTCCCGTTTGAGTTCCATCGTGTTGATGCCCTGTTGGATGATCCCGTTGGCCCTGACCGATTCGTTGATATATTTTTCCCACCCCTTCGCACCGAAAAGTTTCTCCTCGATGTCAACGATCCCCTTCGTGAGCGTCACGATCCCCTTCACCACCGCAGTGATCACATCGACCAGCGAGGACAGCCAGAGTTTGAATTTGTCGGACTCCACCATCGCCTTCAGCCCGGAAGTCAATTCCTTCATCCCCGAACGGACGGCCTCGTTCTTCACGATCGTCCCGCCCACCGACTCCTTGACCTCGTCCCAGTAATTCGAGAGTTGCTTGAGTTGTCCCCCGAAGGTGTTCAATTCCTTTTCGGCACGGGGATACAGAGCACCCAGTTTCTCCAGAAGAGCCGCCTGCTTTGCCTGTCCCGTAAGGTTCTCGTCGACCCTGATCCCGACCCTCTGGAGGGCCGTGTAGTTCCCCTCCATCGCCTTCGTGACCATCATCGTAGCCGACTGGAGGTCGGTCCCCATAACCGCAGAGAGGCCCATCGCACCCTCGATCGCCCTCGACACTCCCTTTTGGTCGAGGTTGGTCAACTGGAGAAGCAGGGTCGCGGAAGCCTCCACCTCCTCGTGGGTATGCTTCGTGACCTTCATCTTCTCCTCGGCGAATTTTTTGTAATAGTTGATGTTCCCGCCGATCGTCCGGCCTGTCGTTTCGAGTGCGGACCTGAGTCTGTTCTCGGACTCCTCCTCTTCCAACGCCCCCTTGATCGCCTCCGCGCCCCCCTCCACGACCATATGGAACGCTTTTTTTATCCCCTCCGCCGCGAGCGATCCGATCGCCATCTGCTTCCACATTCCCTCGTGGGCATCTCCGCCTCTCCTCGCCTCCTTCGATGCCTTCTCCCCGGTTTTACTGAGGTCCTGCGTGGCCTTGTCCAGTTTGGTCATCGTGGCGATGCCCTTCTCCGCATCGACGCTGACCACGAATCGTATGTCACCCATTGGAACCTCCCGATCTCTTCTTGGCGGCGAGTTCAATCCTGAACGTGTGAATAAGCGATAATTTCTCGATCAGAATCCTGAACGCGGTGCGACCGAGCGACTCCTGCTCACGTTTCAGCAGGAATGGCATCATCCCGAATTCGCGAACGAACACCGTGGCGTGGGCCTCGTAGAAATCCCACGTCAGCATATCGTCCTCCGTCATCTCAGGAGGGTTCTGCCCCGATCCTGCTTCCCCCAGCGGCCCCGCCGTGGGGTCGTATGTTTCCCCCCAGTCATAATACCACTGGAGGAAGCGGATCAGTTTTTTAGGAACAGTCCTTTTTTCTGGCAGTCCTCGTAGATCGCCCTTCCGAGCAATCCTTCCCGACCGACCACGGGTTCGCCCATCAGGTCACGAAGGTAGCCCCACTTGTTCTCTGTGGTGCAGGGGATCGGCTCTCCGTTCTCTGTTAGGTCCCACTCCTGAACGGCTTCGAGCGCGTTGGTCAGGACGTATCTCCCCATCTTCCCTTCTGCTCCTGCCTCGACGGTGTCCACCATATCGTATGCGTCCATCATCTTCAGCCTGACCTTCAGGACGGGCGGTTCCACCATCGTCGTGTCGAGCAGGTATTCGACCCACTCCGAAAGATGTCTCGTCTTCTTGATCTCGGGCATCACATCCTCACGCGAGATAGTCCGTGCTTCGCTTGTTGATCCATTCCATATA